AACCCGCCACAGAGGCGGGAGGACCACACGGAGAGATGGCAGAGTGGTCGATTGCGGCGGTCTTGAAAACCGTTGAGGGTCACACCTCCGGGGGTTCGAATCCCTCTCTCTCCGCAGATTTTTCACGAAGGCTGCGTAAATCAAAGGATTACGTGGCCTTCGCTGGAAATAGTCGGACGATAGTCGGACGGAGTTAAGAACATAAATGTATCATGCAACATTTTTTCCGGCAGCGAAAAAATGTAAAAAAATGTGCTCTGCACGAAAGAATTTCACTCCTCAAGCTGAGGTTCTCGGCTTCACTTACCCAAAGTTACACGTTGGCAAAAATTGGTATGTTGATTTCTACGCATTTGATCCGGCAACGGATTCGATGCGGAGGAAGAAGTATATGCTTGACCGCATCGACAAGACGTCTGAGCGCAAGCGTCGGGCGACCGAAATAATTGAGTCGTTGCTTAAGCTCTTGCGTAGTGGGTGGTCGCCGTGGGTCTGTGCTTCGGATAATAGGTGCTACACGCTTTTGTCCGAGGCTCTTGACAAATATGATAGGCATCTCGACAAGTTGCCTAAGGATAAAACCAGGCACAGTTATCATTCGCGGGTCAATGTCCTCCGCCAATATATTGCATCGATGGTGATACCGCCGAAGTATGTATACCAGTTTGATACGGCGTTTATGACGGATTTCTTGGACTGGTTGTATCTTGATCGTGAGGTCAGCGGTAGGACGCGTAACAATTATCGTGGTTGGCTGTCGTCTATAGCAGCATTTTTTATTGAACGGCAGTATATAAGCAGTAATCCGGCTACGGCCATCAAAAAAGTTCCCGAGCAAAAGAAGAAGCGACAGCCGCTGACTGCGGATATGCTTCATCGTTTGCGTGCATATCTCGAACCTCGCGACAAAGTGTATCTCCTCGCTTGTATGATGGAGTATTATACAATGATTCGACCGACCGAGCTGGTCAACTTGCGCATCAATGACATCTCACTCCAGGAGCAGAGCATATTTGTAGCCGCAGAGTACAGCAAGAATAAACGAGATGGTAAGGTTGGCATTAACGATGATATTATTCGTCTTATGCTGGATGTTGATTTGTTTGCCGAGCCGGGAACATATTATATTTTTGGTCGCAATATGCGTCCGAGTCAACTTAAAGCAAGTAGCGAGATTTTTCGCAGAGAGTGGCAAAAGCTTCGCAAAGCGTTACGGTGGGGAGACGAATACCAGTTTTATTCGCTCAAGGATAGCGGCATCCGCGACCTCGCCAATGCCGAAGGCATCGTCATCGCACGTGACCAGGCTCGTCACACTGATATTTCAACGACCAATAGGTATCTACAAGGCCGTGATAGGCCTGTCCATAATGAGACGTTACATTTCAAGGGTAATCTATGATTCTTCGATAAGTTCAATCGGATAAAAATAACCGGTTATGAGTTGTGACATCCCGTCCGAAGTAATGTCGGTCTCGAATTTTTCGGCGACATATTTTCGACCGCGAATTATAAATATACAGCCGATATCAGGCAGATGCTTGGTTAAGAACTTGGCGCAATACCGGGTTGTGGTGTCTATATAAACGCCTTGAGATAGCGTTTGAGAGGCAAGATTGATTTGCCCGGCAATGGGTATCAGTGACAGGGAGTATGGAGTATCGCTGAGTGTTGGCTCTCCATCCAGCGCGGCAGTAGCACGTTCGCGTAGATATGGATGTGGATATGCGAAGGTCTCGGTGATTTTCTCGCCTGATGTCGTTGTCGTGTCAACCGCAATATCTGTGGTGGACTTGCCGTTGTCGGGCTTGATTGCAAGATAGATGACGTCCGGGATGCCGTCTTGGGTTGATTGCGTTTCCGCGTCTCCGGCGATTACCGCGCCGATGTCCAGAGATACATAATCATTGTTTTTGTACCAGTCCAATATGGCAATATTAGGTGCGGCAAGGGTCTCGACCGGAAATGTCGCGATGACTGACGGGCGAACGTCCGCTCCGGTGCCGGGTATCGATGCCGAGTAGATTTCGCAGTCGATATCGTGTGTATAGGCTGCCGGTACGAATTTCAATTCAATGTCAATGTCTTCTTTGTCCTCCGGCTTTCGCGGACGGAACATATTTATCTCGACAATTCCGTTGGCATCAGTATATATGTACTGACGCCCATCCGAGCACATCCATATTGTATCCTTGTTATTTGCCATCGCTTCGGCGCCTTGTGTTTTTGCCCATGTGAGTAGTGCGGCGAGGGATGCGAAACTTTTATTGATTTTAGCTTGTTCGATAATTTCATCGTCAAGTATGTCTTCGGCTGCTGCATCATGGTCGGCGAAACCGACATTATTGGTCGAAATGTCCGACTGGGTCTCATCGTTGACGTCTACGGTATATTCGTCAACGACATCAGTGATTGGCTGGGTAGATGTGTCGGCACGATAATGGTCACATCGTTTGTGCAGTGTGATTTTCTTATGCTCATAATCAACGCCAAGCACAAGACCGAAAGTATTTTCTATCTGTGTCCACCAATCGTTTACAGACCAATGCGGCAGGCATTTGGCGCAGGAGAGAAGATTATTAGCGTTGCAGATAAAGATTCGGCGAAAGAATGTGTCAGTCCACAATGCGTTGTCTCCATCATCCAGGTTGAAGCCGGTCGCAGCCGCTATTTTTTTTGCCATAAGCCAAACGAATGGCTGTATGGCGAAGGATACGACTGCCGTGCCTTCGAGGTCGCGGCGTGACGGCTGTTCGCCGACATAGCCGCGATAACGCATATCATATCCGTGCTGTTGGTACTTGCATTGGTATGATATGCCGTTGCAAACCATATCTGCAGAAGTGTTGAGTATCGGCACAGCTATCCATTTGTTACTGAAACCGGTCTGCATATATCGGAGAAGACGAGACTCGGAATAGTCTGTGCTTGGAGGATTGGTGTATTGAGCCCGCCAAGCGACAAGGTCAGACGTCTCGTTGGACAAATCATCCTCGGCGGTGTAATATTTCCAGGTTTTTGACCGAGCATCGTAGTAAGACCCGTCTGGCCATGAAGTTCGAAACCAATCGCTGAGGTCCAATTCGTCAATGTATGTTTCATCCATCTTATTTCCGTAGTTGTAGGCGGCATTGTCGCCTAATAATTGAATCTTCACAACAGAATCTGTGATGGATGTGATATGCGCCTTCCCGGCCAGGCGCGTTTCTGCATCGATGACCAATCTTGCATCGAATGTCCTTGCGTTCTTTGCTACATCAAGCCGTTGGATGCGCCCGAATATTTTGCGATTTTCAGGTATGTCAAGTGGAAGTTCTACATCATAAGTATAGGATGATGTCTTGGTAAAGAATGTGTTCTCGGATGTCAGTTTTATAGACTTTGTTGACGCGACGACAGGTTGTCCGTCAAGATATATTATAGTCATCGACGTACGTTTTGGTTAAGTTTATTGTAATGATTGAGTTTGCGTGCCAGGCCTCTTTCGCCGTCCATAACGACTTCGGCAAGGATGCCTTGCTCGATATTGTCTGACAGCCTATCCAGCGCTTTGGATGTGCGTGCCGAAATGTCCGCTATTATTGCAGCGCTATCGTTAATTGTGGCTGATGCTCCGGTTGATGCGGCATTCCCTCTCGCACTCACCTCGCGATTGAGGCCTATGGCATTGCTCACATCGGCGGCAGTCAGCGAGCCTATGGTGTTCGCTCTTTGTGCTTGGTCGATGAGCCGCAGGACAGGCGCGATAGCGGGGTTGGCCACCGCTTGGTGATTTGCGACAAATTCGTTGGCGTGGACAACTCCGACTTCGCGTCTGTTGTCTGAGGATCGTGTGGTGAAACCGCCGGAGTAATATCCTGCGGCTTGTGCCTGGTGCTGTTTTTGAATGGTGGCAATTTGGATTGCGCCTGCGGCTACGGCCATTGCGGCAGCGATAGGGCCGAGTATCCAGTTGACTTTCGAAGCCGAGGCGTAGGCATTGATGGCGGCCATCGCTGTAGAGGCGACGGCTTGGGCAATTTCCATTGATTGCGCACGCTTGTTGTATTTGTTCTTGATTTTGGCTGTTTCGCGTTCTTTCTGTTCTTCGAGTTTTTTCTTTTTGCGCTCGTTTTTACCGGCGGCTTTTATTTCTGCATCATAGCGTTTCTCGACTTTAGCCAGTTCGAGGTCGCGCTCGGCATCGTAATAGGCTGACGTTTGCTGCATCATTGATGACATTATTGCAACTGCTGATGATACTGCAACCGAGATTTTTCCGGGTAAGTCTTCTGCCCCATCTGCAATGTCTTTGATAGCTTGGTATAGGGCTGTAAGGTTTTGCCCGAACTCTGAAGGTATGTTGTTTGCGCCTTTTCCGGCAGATTGTGCAGCATCTGCCGCTTGCATTATAGCTTTTTTGATTTTGACGAATTGTTCTTCTGTAATTACACCTGCCTCGAGCAACTTGTCCAGCATTTTCAATTCGGCTTGCTTGGTCGCCTCTGCGGATGTCTCGAGGTACTTGCCTACGATTTGCTTGTATGCGTCTGCAAGTTCCTTTTGTTTGTCAAGTTTGTCTTGGTTGACACGCGTTTGGATTTGCTTTTCTATGGCAGCATATTCTTCGGAGTTTTGCTCGTACAGCAGTTGCTTTTGGCGAAGGTATCGGAGGTCTTCTCTGAGTAAAGCCTGATTTAACGCTACTTTATTGTCAAATTCGGCGGCAGTGGGGTCGTAATATCGCATTGTGATGGCGTCCGTCCGTTCGGAGTGCTCGCTGTCTATCAGCGATGCCATTCGTTTTTTTTGCGATGCGATTGCTTCGAGGTCTGCTTCGGCACGTTTCTTGAGCAGGTCGCGATATTTGGTATTATCGGTTTCTCCCCATTCTTCGAATATTTTGATTTGGGCTTCACGTGCCTGTTCTTCGAGGTTGTTCTTGGTGTAGAGGTATTGTTCAAAGTCCTTTTGGCCGGTGGCATACGCGGTGAGGTTAGCCAATGCTATCGTGTCATTCTGTGCCTTGACCGCATCTATCTCGGCTTGCATCTGCTTTTGATGTTCGCGCTGAGCGTCGCTCTTGTCTGTCCCTTTTGCGCCATCGATGGTCGGCACGGTTCGTGGCGGCTCGACCGTTGGAGGCGGATTCTGTGTGCTATTGCCCGAAGATGCTCGATTGCCTTGCTCGATGCGGTACTGGTCAAGCAAGTCTTTAATCTCGGCCCGGGTCTTGAAGTCAAGAGTCGTTGAACCATTCGGTGCTATCACGGCGACAGTACTCATATACTCACCGCTTTTCAATGCGTCTTCGAGCATCTTGATTACAGTCGCAAGATCCTCGTCTGACGCATTCTTTGCCGGACGAGCAATACCTTCCATCTGGTCAAGAGATACCATTCGCGACAGATAATCTCCTTGGCGTTTTGTGATCCGGTTGAATATACCAAGAGGACTTTCCTGCTTACCTTTGACTGCATTGTATGCGGAGACGATCCCGGCAGCCGGGTTCATAGCTGTTAAGGCTATTGCAATATTCGAGTTAGGTGCGTTCTGTTCGTAGAGTCGGTCAAGTATGCCTTGAACCTCCTTCCCGATAGGCTGATTTGTGACTATTTGGTCTTGCACCGCAGTCATCACCTTCTTGATTTGTGCTTTGGTTGCTCCGGCATCTTGCAACGATTTTTTGAGCGCCTCCAGGTCTTTTGATACTTCCTCGTTATATGTTGTTTCGATATTTTCGCGAGCATTTGCGATGCCTTTGGCTTTAGCATTGGCTCGGATGGCCTTGGTCAGTCGGTCGTATGCAGCTTCGAGGTCGATGATTTCGCCTTTTTCGTTGATGAGACCTTGCAGGTATTGTCCGTACTGCGATATGATTGCGGACTTGGCCTTTTCGTAGGCATCTGTCCCTTGGGTAGTGCCTTTTAGCGTTGAAAACAGCTTGGAGAGTTCCTTTTCTTCTTTAATTGATTCAGCGGAAAGACCATTGGCGGACGCCATAGCTTTATCCATCTTTTGAGTATACTCATCAGTGCCTGATATTATGGATTTGATCGCGCCGTAAAGCATAATAGCCGCGCTTGCAATCGCGCCGAAGACATTGGCTTTTGTGGCCTTGTCCAGTGCCTTCCATGCGACAGTAAGTTTGCCGACTTGCAAAGTCATGGCATAGTAGGCCAGGCGCAGCCCGGTCATCAGGTTAGTCAATGTGGTAACGACTATCTGTTTGGCTTTGATGGCGATGGTGTGTGCGACCTCGGCGGCAGCGCAAAGCTTTGCCCAAATTACGTAAGACTTGTTTGCGAGGACGGCGACTGTGATTGCTGCAACAAGAGATAAGACTGCCGCCCTATTTTTGACGATGAACCCGACTACAGACGATAATGCGTGCATCAAAAGTGATGTTCCGGAGATAGCGTACTGCATAACGGGCAAGAGCTTTTCGCCAAGCGACACGGCCATCTCTGTAAAACTCTTTTTGAGTTTATCAAGCCGTGCTTGTACTGTGTTGTTTTGGACATCGAACTCTTTGGTCACGGAGGCGCCGTCTGCGAAGGCGGTCGCTGCGGCTATCTGTTGTTGTTTGACCTGGTCGATGTGCTCGGCGAGAGTGCTAAGTGTCGCAATTGCTCTTGCACCATTTTCGCCCATATCCTTGAACATAGGGGACAGCGCATCCATACCTCCGACCTTATTCAACGCCGACAGAAGTTCCATTAACGCTGAGTTGATGTCGGTTTTTACTAAAGTAGTAAAGTTTTGTATGTCCAGGCCGGCTATCTTGGCGTACTTGGCCGGGTCTTGGTATATGCGGACGATTACCTGAGACAGAGCCGTAGCCGAGGCCTCGACATTTTGATTTGTAGAGTCCAGTACGGCGCCGAAAGCCATTATCTGTTGTACTGATAGGCCTGCTTGAGCCCCGACACCGGCCATACGGCTGGCGAACTCGGTGAGGTATGGAGCCGAGGCTGCGCAGTTTTGGGATAGTTCGTTGACGACGGATCCAACCTTGAGTAAGGATTGCTCGGTGCCGTATTGTCCTTCCAATCCGAATATTCCGGTGAGTTTGGAAAGCGTTAGGGTTGCCCCTTCGCCCAGTTCATCAAGCGCGACATTGATTTGATCTGCAGCCTTAACAAAACCAAGGACGTCATCTATGGATGTCTTGCCAAGGCGTCCGGCTTCTTGTGCAAGCTTGTTCAGGTCCTCGCGCGATGTGCGCGTGTCCATCTGCTTAAATGCTTCGTTCAGTGTCTCAACTTGCTCGGCGGTCATACCGGTGTACTTGCGTACGTTGGCCATTTCGGCCTCCATGTCTGCGTAAGCCTGTACAGCAGCCTTGCCGGATACTACGATGCCTCCGAATGCGGCGACTGCGGTCGCGGCGGAGGCTCCCCAGTCGTTGATGCCGTCCTTAAGCTTTTCGAGCGGTGACCGCGTATCGATAGACATTTCGGTGTTGACATCAGCAAGTTGCTTCTTGACAGCCTTGAGTTTGTCTATATAGGCATCCCATTCTTTGGAGCCGCGTTCCACACGGCCGGAAGATAATTCGGCATTGATGGCTTTGAGCGCACGATGCAATTCTTTAGGCGTTGCTTTGTCAAGATTGCGCATTGCAGCCTCGACATTAGAGGCATTCGTCCGCATTCGCTGTATGGTTGCGTTGGTCTTCTGCAGTTCTTTGTTGACCTCTATGACCTTGCGTGCATCGCCTGCCGAATAAGCATCTGCTAATGCCTTGCGCAGAGCCTTAGCTTTCGCAATATTATCCTCGTATGTTCGTTTGTAGTCCTCGCTATTGCATTTGAGCACTACCTCTGCAATTTCTTTATATGCCATTTTTTACGTCTATTACTTTGCCAAATTTATGTGCGGAATTTTTTTGAACAAAAGACACTGCGGCAGGCTTTCACAAGTCTGCCGCAGCCATAGTATATATGTATATCCAGTTATGCTAATATCTTTCGACGAACGAGGATGACTGCAACGCCTGTCGCTACCACCGCCCTACGCTTGACCACCTTGACCGCCCTCCGAAATAGCGGTATATGTAGGCGGTAATGGCACGCTGCCCGGTCGTCAGACCGCACGCGCACGAACACGGTCAGAGCATTTTCTCGGCATCGGGAAAATGCTCTGACTGCTTGTCTGTACGAAGTATAAATCAGAAGGACGACGTCACTGCAATCATTGAGGATGTCTGTGGGTGGCTCTCGCATCCGATGCACAAGGTGTCGAAAGCGTCCGACCCATCGGTGCGACTCTCCAATTTATTTTCCTCGGTCTCGGCCAACTTTTCGCCGCGCTTGTCTTTGCCGCCGTTGTATATGCCGGCGGTCTGTATCGATATAAGCAAGTCCTCGTTGTTCTCACGATTAATCATCGGCACAAGGTGTGCCTTACCTGCGAACATACGATTGATGAGAAGGTGCTTGAGTATCTGACGCATCGGCACGCCGATGTCCACCTCCGTCACCATCCACCCACGCGAGCGGAAGGCGTTGACGATGACCGTGGCGAAGCACAGGTTATCCACCGCATATGACCCTTGCTTGGCCGTGGCATCATAGTAAAACACGACATGGCGGTTGCGATGGGGTCGGGAGTACTTGCAGAAGTCTTCCACCAGTTCGTTGAGCTTACGCTCGTACTTGACATAGAACGATTTAAGCACCAGTAGCTTCCGTCCTCTTGGCTGTCCGGCCACAAGCCAGTTGATGTTGGCATTGTAGTCAAAGGCAATACATATCGGCTGGTCGGCGTCCACATCTGCGTCCATAAGCGATGACGGTTCCTTGATTTTGTCAAAGTCATACTCAAGACTGTCGAGGTGGCCGAAATTCGTTGCCGAGTACTTATGGCCTTCCGTCATCGACGAATAGAAGCCGTCACGCGCAATGCCGATACGCTTGCACAGCACAGACGCCTGGAATGTCAGCGGAGGCAGGTCGCGTTTGAGCTGACGGATAAAAGCCTCGCCAAGCACCACCATATTGTCGATGGTGGACACTTCGCGGTAGTCTAATGCCACCGAGCGAAGACGGCAGAGTGTACGATGCATATTGAGCAGTGTCGAGCGCATCCGTGCCGATGGTGCAATCCCGGCAGCGGCCAGTTCTCGCACCTTACTCTCGAAGTGGTGTATCTCGGCCACAAGTCCGCGTATCGCATCAATCAGTTCCGGGTCGCACTTCTTGTCGTACTCCAAGAGCCATGATCCTTTCTTGGTCACCGGCATGTCCGAAGTAATGAGGGTCGAATGGTGAAAGAAGTGCTTGCCGAAGTATTGACGGTTGCCACGCAATGCAGGTAGTGTTTCGTCTTTGAGCTGCTCGAAGTCAATAAACTTAGCCTCGTCAATATCCAGCGCATCATACGACTGCGAGTTGGATGTACCTGTCCGGTCTTGCGAAATGATGAAGCCGACTCTGCCGTTATAGAACGACAATACGTTCTCGTAGTTTTGGATGGGGAATATCGGCTGTTTCCATCCCCAGGCTTTCGGGGGCTTAATGCCGATGCACCAATGGACGTTGCGCATCAACCCCCAGCGTTCCCAATGCACCAACATTGACGGAAGGGTGTTGGTGAGTGCACGCTTGATGTTTGCAGATACAAAGCCGGTGACTGACCCGGGCATACGCTCGAAGTTGCGGCGATTCCATAGTGCGTGAACCATGCCTTTGCCGAAAGCACGCCCGGCGACGAGGACGGTATCGCGTGCTTGCACAACCGTCATCAAGTCGCGCTGGACGTCATTGAGATATACTTGCTGAGTCTGCGTATCCATTTCCGATAGGCTTAAACAAATCGTCCAGACGTGCATCGATGTCCTCGTAATCGACATCCTCCGTCTGATCCATCGTGTAATACTTTTCCTTGAGCGCCTTGATTTTTTCGCGGAAGTGCGGCATACGCTTAATGCCGATGACTTCCGGGTCATCGGTGAAGGACAGCACAAGAGGCACAACTTTGGACAGGATGCTCTCGCGATCGTCCTCCTTGTCCAGCTGAGTATATTTGGCATACTGCGATGCGGCAGCCACCATGTCACGAGTGTTGTTGGCCGCATCGGCCTTGGCGTATGCGCGGTTTATCATCTCCAAAAAGCGATAGCGGTGGTAGTCCTTGCTTTGGCGTTGGTAGTCGCCAAGCAGTTCCTTGATAATCCGCAGGTCTTCGCGCGCCACCGATTCAACCACACCATACCGCTGACGTATTTCGGCAACAATATCGCGGTCACGTTTGCCCGGAAAGTTGAGCCAATGGTTGTACATATCGCGCAAACGCACGACATGGTTTATCGTGATGTCGTTAAGCCCGGCC